CAAAAAAATTTAGGTAATTATAGAATAACTATTTCACTGGGTATACTTGGAACAAGAGGATTTTCTAATCGATTAAATTTTTCGTATACAGGATCTTCGGCGAGTGTAACTATACCCAATGGTGTTAGGTATTTTCAAGCGAATCTTTATGGTGCCGGTGGGGGAGGTGGCGGTGGCGATTATCCGGGAACAGGAGGCAATGGTGGCAGAGGGCATTTTATCTCAGGCAGAGCCGATAAAGGAACTACTGATCAACTTTCGGTGACTATTAACGTTGGTGGTGGCGGACCTGGCGGAACATACGCAAACGGTGGCGGTAACGGTATAGCAGTTACCAGCGGTCGTCAAGGGGCCAATGGCGGAGCATCTGGAACTTATGGTTACTCCGGCGGTGGCGGTGCTGGAGGCGGAGCTTCATACATTTCGGCCGGTAGCAATTTGTACGTTGCTGCTGGTGGTGGGGGTGGCGGCGGTGCTGCTAGAAACAGCGATAATCCATATAAAAACGGCGGATCTTACTATAACGGAACAATAGACTCTGGTGGACTTCCGGGGACTTATTTTATCACTTCTCACGGATTAAGTTTTAACGAAGTAGGATATTACGAGGACATATTTTTTAACAATGACGGTGGTGGATGCGGCGGAGGCGGCGGTGGAGTAAGAACTAATGGGGCCAGCGGTGGCCGACAAGGAGGTGCTCCACCGGTATTAACAACCTACGACGATAGTCCTTCATATGGTGGTGGCGGGGGCTATTAAATCTTAACAACTGGCAATTGACAGGCCTGTAGAAAATCAATACCGTCTTGATTTCTATATTGATCTCGATAGAATACTTGTTGTATACCAGCAGTTTTAATCATTTTGGCACACTCGATGCAGGGTGCATGAGTTAGAAATAAACTAGCATCTGTGCTACTTTCGTGAGTACGGCATAATTTTAGTAGTGCATTGGCTTCGGCGTGCAACACTTCGGGTCGAGTCTTTAGTCCAGTAACAGTCATTTTACCGTTGTTATCGAAACCATATACAGGATCTTCGCAGTTATTGTCCCAACCTGGTGGAGTACCGTTCCACCCAAAGCTGATTATGTTATCGTTTTTGACAATAACACAACCAACTTGTAATCTCACAGCTCGACTTAATTTTGCGGTTTCTTCAGCTATCCGCATGTAAAAGTCGATTAGCCTGGGTTTCATAGTGTAGCAGCCATTGGAAACACTTCAGCAATCACCCGAGCACACTCCTTGGCGATAACTTGATGCTCCAATTGAGTACCATTAGCACTACGTAGTTCGATGTAGTGTACCCAACTACGCAAGGTACCATTCATGTAAAGACGGCTGGTGATCAGCCCTTCGGGCAATACAGCACGAGCTTGTTCTTTAGCAATACCGTTAGCAATTGCCCATTGATATTCTCTTTGTGCAGCATAGATCACACGTTTTTGTGCTCGCTCCCATTCAATGTCTAATAGACGTTGTTCTTCGACATTTTTGTCTAGTTCAACGCTGTTTTGACGGTTTTTTGCGTCTTGTAGGCGTGCTTCTCGCGTAACAAACTCCATGTCTTTAGTTGGGTCTGCATAGCGTTGACTGAACTCTTGGAAACTGAAACTGCGATGACGTAGAATTTGTCGTGCAATATCTCTAGTGGTTTCGATCTCCATACACACAGAAACCATTTCCAACGGAGACCAGTGTTGATGCTTGATTAAGTATCTGATCAGTTTTTCACTGGTCTCGGTATTGAATTGATTGCTAGGGTTGCTAACACGAGCACAAAAAGCAATCAACTCTTGCACATCAGTGACACCTTGGGCAGCAAACTCCTCGGTGGGTTTGCTATAACTTACTAATTTAACTTTCATAGATCCTTGAGTATATCTGCAGTAATGGGTTTAATAATTCGGTCTAGACTTTCGATGCTAATGAAAAAATCAACTTGATCTATTAGATGATCTAGCTTAACTAACTTAGCTGAAATATCTTTTTGAAGTTCTTCTCCATCCTCTCCACTGTCTAGCATTTTTTTAACTTCGATGGTAATTTCAGTACCATCCAGTAATTTTAACACAATACAGTCTAACAAGTTAATAGGAACTTGTTCTTTTTCAACATCCTTAAGAATCTCTCGCCATTGCCCTTTATAGTTTAAATTAATTCGCTTTGACTTTGGTGGTTTTTTTGGCTTTGGGTTTTGTGTTGACATTTGATTCTAGTACAGGTGGAAGTAGAGCAGCAGCTTCTTTCATTAGTCTATCACTTTCAGCTAATAAAATTCTAGCTTCGTTGGCCATTTTTTCGGCCTGTTGTTTCAGTGATTGAGCCAATGAGTCGTCGCTAATTGTGCCTGTACTGGATGCAACAGGAACATCTCCGGTAACGTCGGCTGACGTAGTTTTGACTTCCACAGGTGGACCGGGTCTACGTTTGTTACCAGTTCCAAATCCTCCAGACTTGTCCATTTCTTCTAGTTTCTTAACTGCATCTTCGCCCTTGGACATTTCGTTAAGTATCTTGTTTAACTCATCTAAACGAATAGTGGTATTGGTATTGGGAGTAATCAACACTTGTGCGGTTTGTACTTTTTTGATGTGTCCTTCTTTGTGCAATACTTCTAATAGATTGCGACCATCACTACCTACGTTTCTATGCAGTGCATCGGCAAAGTCTTTAGACTGCTGACCTACAGCACTTTCAAGAACTCGCATGATGTCGTCGTGTAGATGCCTTGCTAGGGTTTCCGAATATGCCACTAAACACATATGATCTTCGTTGGGCACTTGTCTAAACAAGACAATGATTTTTTTGTTGTTATGTCTTCCGATATGTTTAATCATAGAACTCTCCAAAATTTAGTTCTGCAGATATTTACTCAGTGGAGTTAGCAGACAAAAATTTTAGAGTAAAAAAAGTTGCTTCGTAGGGAATTTCAAAACAGACAAGGAATTTCCAGGATTGATCACGATAAAGTTCTCCTACCCAAAAGCGTCCCTGTGTATTGGACCAAAGCCAATTAATGATATTTTTTTCTTGATTTCGAATTGCAGTAACGTCTACAGCAGTTAGATGATCACTATAGAACTCTAACTGCCGTAGACGCCGAAGCTCGAGGAACTCAGACTCTTTCATCATACTGGACAGACTCTGCTTCCCAGCCAGGATCAAATTCTGGGTTGCTATGAATAAGGAACAAAGTTGGGCAATAGCCTTCAAATTGAGCACCTTTGTCGCCGAAGTCATAACCATCAGTGAACATGATCAACTGTTTGGGCACAATATCGTTATCTTGCAGATAACGCCATACACAAGAGAAGTCAGTGCCACCGCCGCCCATAACTTCATATTCTTCGATAGTATCAATACCGTCGGATGTGAACACTTGCGGGTTATAGACTTCGGTGTCAAAAGTCATTACATGTACACGATACTCGTCAAAACTTTGGATGATACCGGAAACTTCCCCTAGCAAGTCTTTGGCCTGCTTCTCAGAAATACTGCCGCTGACGTCGATTGCCACACAGACATCTACCATGTCGCCGGGCTTCATTCCGGGCAGGACAGCCTCTAGGTGACTGCTACGACGGCTAGGACGCAACCAGGAATAGTCGGCTTTGAAGATACTTTGAATTCGCTGTTGAAGTATTTCACGCCAATTCATCTTATGCTCGGTTAGCGAGCTAACCAGACGCTTAATACCTGCAGGCAAATTGCTAGCTCCAACACTTTGGGCAGCTTCAAGAATAGCCTGTTTCATTTCTTTACGCAGTTCTTCACGCTCAGCATCGGTGAGTTTGGGACGGCCGCGACCTTTTTGATCTCCATCCCCTTCGCCGTTGCCTTGGCTTTCACTTTCCTTTTCTTCGCTGAGATGTTCGTCCAACATTTGATCGACTAGTTGATTGATGTCGATTTTTTCGGCTTGTTCGTAGAGATCGTCGTAAACGGCTTCCCAAGTCCAACCGGCGTATTTTTTATCGTACAGGCAAGGAACAGTGGTAATCTTGCGACCTACCTTGTAGTCGATTAGATCCGAGTTGACTACGTAGTCTTGTGCAATATTACTGAGTTTACGATCACGACTGCCGATACGTGCAATATGATCGTAGACCATATGTAGAACTTCGTGCCCAAGTAGAAACTCTAGTTCTTTGTTGTCTAGTTTCTCAATGAATTCTGGATTGAAATACAGATTGCGTCCATCTGTGGCCGCAGTAGGGCACCATTCATGGGCATTGACCAATTTCATACGGGTGATCAAATTGCCAAAAAACGGATGACGAATTAGCATACCGATACGAGCCACAACAAGACGTTCGATGGCTTTACTTTCGAGTTTGGACATGTCAACGGTTGCAGTAGTCAAAATATACTCCTTGTTTCAGTGTTAATATTATACTAAAAAAGGTATTTAATGTCAACCAAAAAAAAAAGGGTGTGATATTTCTACCACACCCCCGCCTTTCCAAGGGCTAATTATTCACCAACTGCAGCCATAATGTACTTGCCGTATTTCTTATGAAACTCGTCAAAGGTCTTGAGTTTGTTGGGCTGAATTGGAAGTTTATGAGTAGTCAGTGCCGCACGAGCAGCCATAACAGTGGTTTCGGTAGTGAAGTTCTTCATCATGTAGCTGAAGAAGTTATCTACTTGGTCGTGCCATTTCTTGCTGTCTTCACGTCCAAACTTGTTCAGTGATTCAACGAGCTCATAGCAGAGTCCAACTGCAAGGCTGTACATGGCCGAAATTTCTTTGATCTCGAGATCCTTTTCACGACCTTCGAGAATGTCAACGGGCTTAGGCAGTTTACCTGACAGTTTACGATGTGCCATAAACTTAGCAGCAAGACCTTCGCCAACTGTACCTGCGATAAGAATGTTAAGCTCGTCGGGCGAGCAGTCCTCGTCTTTGAGCAGTTCGCTGACAAAGAACCACGAACGCGGAGTAGCGAACGAGCGGTTGGACGACTTGGGATTAAAGTCGTAAAGGTCCTGCTTGGCAAACGAAAGATAGCCAACTACGTCACGATGAATCTTGTTAGCAGTAGCCCACTCTTCCCAGCTAGGGAAGTCTACTCGCATTTCAAAGTGAACGAAACGGTTAGCCAGCGGAGCGGGCATACGGAAAGTAACGCCTTTGTCGCTTTCGCGGTTACCGGCAGCAATTAGAACTACGTTGTCGGGCAGAACATATTTGCCCACACGACGGTTCAGAATTAGCTGATAGGCAGTGGCCTGAACACTGGGACTGGCTGAGTTCAGCTCGTCAAGGAACAGACAAACCATTGGGTATTGTGCTGCAAATTCTTCGTCGGGAAGATCGATCGGGGGAGCCCAATCCATCTTGTTCAGCTCTTTATTGTAATAAGGAATGCCACGAATGTCAGTGGGTTCCATCTGTGCAAGACGAAGGTCAATAAAAGCACCGCCCAAATCGTTGGCGATACCTGCAACTAGTTCACTTTTGCCGATACCGGGAGGACCCCACAGGAACACCGGACGCTGAGTTTTGAAGCATTTGATAATTGCACGACGAGCTTCACGGGCAGTAACCGTGAGCGTTTGGCTAACTGATGACGACATTGTAAATCTCCTTGGAAAGTTTTATTACAGTTTCAAAATTATATGACAATAAAAAATACTTGTCAACCGTTGTTTAAAAACAACAAATTAGCCCAAACCGTCGATGTTGTTATTAGACAACGCTAGAAATACACTGTCTGCTTGACTATAAAGAAAGATTTCGGTGCTACCTTTGATAAAAAACGGACCTTGACAATAGTTAACCAATTTGATTAACTTTCTATTATTTAACGGTTCGGGCATCACAATATGGTAGCAAAAAAGCCTAAGGTTATTCTTTAAATATTGGTGACCTTTGTAACTAAGACGTAAGTCTTTTTTGGAAGGATGCCACCACCATTCACGTGATTCTAATCTTAGTTGAGCAGCAGAAATACCGTATTCTTGTGCTAAAGGTACGAGACTTTCAACTAGATCCGTTTTTATTCCGTTGAAGTTGACAGTGGTGGAAATATCTGCTCTCCTTGATTAAGCAGGACCACTGTAAATTTATTAGTTTTATGATGTGAATTTAGTTTTTTAGCAAGATTAATTGCATGACCCGGATTGGCAAAAGCAGTTTTCTTATAACGTGGTCCAGGATAACTAACCAATAAATTTTGATTTCTAAGATTAATAGGATGTCCTTCGTAATAGACTGCCCAGATACCTTGGCTACTCAGAATCTGTTCACTGATGTAGGTTTTTTTGTCTACAGACTCAATGAGTATATCGGGCTTAGGCCTGCTCATTTGAAACCCGGACTTGCAACTTCGATTTGAATCGTATCAGATCTTTCTAAAAGTTTGGCTTGAAGATCTGTGACCAGTAAGAGCAAATCCATGACGTCGGATTCGATGTTTCTTGCTTCCGCCGGAGTTAGCGTTAGTGATTTGCTTTGTGTTTGGTTCATAACACGAACCTTTTCGCAAAACTTACTGAGACTAGGTGTTAGAGATTTTGGCATTGGCAGCTTCTTGCTCGGACTTAAACGGTCCCTCAAAACTAATTCTATTTATAAAGATATACTTGGGACAAAAAACAATCTTGCCTTCCATAACGTAATAACCTGCGGCATAAAAACACTTGCTCTTTTTAGTTTCTGTATATAAAGGAACACGATGTCTAATGTCCCAAACACCGTTATGTGGCTGTACTTGACAAGGATAACCATAGACTTCTTGCTCTTTGGTTTTACTTGTTTTAGGCAATGGACGATCGAAATTTACATTATAATGATTTTTAAGAACATCAATACTAGGGAATTGCTGTCTTTGTTCGTTGTTGACCCAGGCAATACCTTCGGTGTGTTTTTGTATAGTGGCAACTTTTTTGCCTGATTCTTCTACGATCCAAAATTTGTTTTTTACAACTGGGCGAGCTATCATTGATTGTTCCTTTTCTTTATCCAATTGAGCACTTCTGCTACTTGATAGGATTTGCGTTCTTTACGTGCAAATATAAGATCTATTTTATGAAAATGCATCTCACTGGGCAAGTCTCCTTCAAAAGTATCTTGTCCTTCAAAGCAATAATTTTTTTCTGCTTCATGTTGGCTGCGTATAGCAATATCTCTAGCTTTAGGAGTAGGAGCAATATGAAAACAGTATTTGCCAATTAAACACAGCAACATGGGTTCAGTGAGACCTATGCCTTTCCACCAATATAGATGAGGATCCGATCCTTCTACGTAGATCGGTGTGGGACTAATTAAACTCCAAGTGTATTCAGGAGTCGTAATCGGTTGAGTTAGAGAAATTGTTCTCAAGGTCAGGAGTTTGTTGAAGTCTTTCAATTAGGTCCACCGTGGGTCGATAGCCATAGATCCAGTATTTGAATAATCTCTTAACAGCCATGTCAGAGCGTATACGATCCATATCCAGAATTTTGTTTTCTACGTGATCAATTGTAGAAGGATGATTAGTATACCATTGCGTTCCGTCTGTGGCTAATTTGCAGGCAGTGATATCAAAATGATCTAACAGTGCATCCACTGAATCAAAAAAATGTGTTTTAATTAATTGTATGTGCCATTGATCATATTTGAATGTGTAAGCATTGTCGCTAGAAAATATCAAACTGCAATTCTTAATGTTATTTGAATCTAGTTCAAAATCTGATAATGCAGCCTTTTGAAAAAAGTCTAGCAATGATTGAAATTGTCGTTCGTTCTTAAAAAATACATCAACATCGTGTGATCCCACAGTTGATTTATTGAACCACTGTAGCACTGCTCCGCCGGCAATCCAGGGACCATTAACAAGATCGGGCTTAATAAGTTGCAGTAGATAAGCATCAATCTTGGGCAGATTGAGGGTATCTTGCTGAGAGAATGTCTGCATATTGTTGTGCCTGTTCGCTGATTTTGGTTAGATTATGACGACCACAGAACTTCATAAAATGCAAGCCAACCTGTGGTGTGTTACGGGGTTTTGCTGCTGCTTGAACAGTGTGTGTGATCTGTTCTCGAACATTGTCGGGTTG